TGGAGTACGCCACCGGGGTGGCCTGTGGCGAGATCGTGGCGGGGATCGACCGTATGCTGGGATGCATACGGTTTTTGCGTTTCCTGGCGCGGGATGACCTGACCATCTCCACCAAAGAGGCGGACTTCGTGATCGGCCTGATCGAGGCCACCTTCAAGCACCGCCAGGGTGAGAGCCTGGACGGGCACCCATTGCGGGGAAAGCCGCTGTTGCTGGAGCCGTGGGAGAAGTTTGTGATCTACGGCATCATGATCTTCTACCTGCGCGACACCACGGAACGGCTTGTAAAAGAGGCTTTCGTCTTCCTCCCCAGGAAGAACGGGAAAACTATTTTGGTGGCGGCGCTGGCCTGGGCGCTGACCATCCTGTCCAGGAAAAGCGGGGCGGTGTGCTATGTAGTGGGCGCGGCGCTCAAGCAGGCCATGGAAACCTTTTCAGACTGGCAGTATGTGCTGGAAAACAGCCTGTACGACGGCAGGAAAGACGCCGAGGCGGACGGCTGGCGCATACTGGACAGCAGCATGGGCCACTCGATCAGCAACGGCAACATCATGGGAGGCTCGATCGCGCTGCACGCGCTGCCGGGCAACCCGGACAAGCAAGACTCCTTCAATGCGCCGTATATCATCGCCGACGAGGTGCACGCCTACAAGTCGCCGGTGCAGTACAACGTATTGAAAGAGGCGGGCAAGGCGTACACGAATAAGCTGGCCATGATCATCACCACGGCGGGCGACAACGGCACCGGGTTCTGCGCCCAGAGGGTGGAATACTGCCGGAAGGTATTGCGGGGCACGGTGAAGGATGACCAGTATTTCATCTTTTTGTGCTGCGCGGACAAGGACGAGAGCGGTAACGTGGACTTCACCAACCCGATCCAGCACCAGAAGGCGAACCCGAATTACGGGGTGACGATCCGGGCGGAGGACATCATGAACGAGGCCGTGCAGGCCCAGAACGACCCGCAGCAGCGGAAGAACTTCCTCGCGAAAAGCCTCAATGTGTTCACCAGCGCGATGAACGCTTATTTCAACATCGACGAATTTAGGCGGAGCAACGAGGCGGCGGGGAAGGAGCTGGGCATCGACCCGGCATGGAGCACGGACGAGAAGCTCAAGCGGCTGGCACGGCTGGGAATCGACTGGTACGGCGGGGCCGACCTGTCCAAGCTGCACGACCTGACAGCGGCGGTGCTGCATGGGCAGTACAAGGGCATCGACATCGTGATCCCGCATGCGTGGTTCCCGATCGTCGCCGCGACGGAGAAGGCCAACAAGGACGAGATCCCGCTGTTCGGCTGGCGCGACGAGGGCTGGCTGGACATGTGCAACGCGCCGACCAATGACCACATGGCGGTGGTGAAGTGGTTCCAGACGATGAAGGCGCGGGGCTTCAAGATCAAGCAAGTGGGCCACGATAGGAAATTCTGCCGGGAGTATTTTGTGGGCATGAAGGCTGCGGGGTTCAAGATCATCGATCAGCCGCAGTACTTCTACAAAAAGAGCGAGGGCTTCCGGCACATCGAGAAAAAGGCCAAAGAAAAGAGCCTGTACTACCTGGACGCGGAGCCATATGAGTATTGTGTGAGCAACGTGCGGGCCATCGAAAAGACCGATGATATGGTGCAGTACGAGAAGATCCAGCCGGAGCACCGGATCGATATATTCGACGCGGATGTGTTCGCCTGCGTGCGGATGCTGGAGGACATGGAGCGGAGTAAGCGCGGAAGCAGTTGGTGGGGAGATGATGGGAAAACATGAGCAAGAGAAACCGGCGGAGGATGCAGCAGCGGGCACAGCCCACCAAGACGGGCAGCCTGGCGCTGTGGCTAAAGGACGATGACATCTGCTGCGCGGGATACACCAAGATGAGCGACATCCCGGAGATCCAGACGGCGTGCCTGCGGATCGCGGAGCTGATCGGGAGCATGACGATCTACCTGATGAGCAATACGGACGCGGGGGACGTGCGGATCATCAACGAGCTGTCGCGGCAGATCGACATCACGCCCAACGGCAATATGCCCAGGGCGCAGTGGATGACGGCCATCGTCATGAACATGCTGCTCTACGGCAAGGGCAACAGCATCGTAATGCCGCACACCTACGAGGGGACGCTCAAGAGCCTGGAACCGATCGCGGCGGAGCGGGTGCAGCTGGTGCCGGTGGGCAACAGTTACCGGAATTACAGGGTGCTGATCGACGGCGTGGCCAAGAACCCGGACAGCCTGATGCACTTTGTGTACAACCCCGACCCGACCTATCTGTGGAAGGGCAGGGGCGTGACGGTGACGCTCCGGGACATCGCGCAGAACCTCAAGCAGGCGCAGAAAACGGAGAACGCGTTCATGGCATCCGAGTGGAAGCCCAGCGTGATCGTCAAAGTGGACGCGCTCACCGAGGAGTTCGCAAGCCCCGAGGGGCGGCAGAAACTGCTGGACAGCTATATCAACCCGGCGGTGCCCGGACAGCCGTGGATCATCCCGGCGGAGGCGTTTTCCGTGGAGCAGGTGCGTCCGCTGACCCTCAGTGACCTGGCCATCAAGGACACGGTGGAGCTGGACAAGCGCACGGTGGCGTCGGTGGTGGGCGTACCGGCGTTTTTGCTGGGCGTGGGCGAGTTCAACCGGGACGAATGGAACAATTTCGTTCAGACCACGGTGCGCTCCATCGTGCTGACCATCCAGCAGGAGATGACCCGGGCGCTGATCACATCGCCCCGGTGGTACCTGATGCTCAACTTCTGGAGCCTGATGGACTACGACATGAAGGCGATGAGCGACATCCTGCTGGCGGGCGCGGATCGCGGATACGTCAACGGCGACGAATGGCGCGACCGGATGCACATGGAGCCTGCGGGGCTGACTGAATACCATGTGCTGGAGAACTATCTCCCGGTGGATCGGCTGGGCGATCAGAAGAAGCTGGTGGGAAATGGATGAAAGTGACCATCGAGTGCCCACATGGGCGGTATGTGGCGGGCATGCGGATCTGGTGCGACAAGATCGACGGATTGTGCCCGTTTCAGAGGTACAAGGACTGTAAGGGCTGGTGGATACTGACCGACAACGCGGGCAAATGCCCGAAGCGAAAGGAGCAATAAAAATGGCATTAGGACATTGGGCGGTTGAATACCTGGGCGAAGGCATGGGACAGGGCGGCTCCGGCGGCTTCAGCCCGGACATTACCAACCCGCAGGACGGGGACACGCTGGTATATAACGCCACGGCGGGGAAGTGGGTCAACGGCTCCGGCGGGGGCGGCGGTGCGATGCTGTTGCACGTATCGGCCACGCCTGGTGCCGGTGGTAGTACGATTTACATGCTGGACAAGACATGGAATGAAATCAAGGACGCGCTTGCGGAAGGCACACAGGTGGTGCTGTACGGCGGAACCTCCTTTGGTAGTTATGCACAGTTCACGGTTGCAAGCGTATTTCAGGATGAGTTAACGTACGGTATCGAAAACATAAACGTAACTAATAACGCTACCTATGAATCCGCAATACTTGGAGCACAGAACAAGACTTTTAAAGCCAGTTCTGCGGACGGCTACCCTCTGGTGGTAGTCGGCGGCAAATAACCCCACATCAGGAGGCGGCGCATAGCAATCTTGTCCGGCGGGACGTTAAACACGCATCCGGGCTATCACTCTAACAGGAGGCATGACATGGCAAGCGTACGAGTGGGCAGTGCCCGCATAGAGCAGGAGATGATGAGATGGACAGGGATATGAGGCAGATCCGAACCATCGGAACGGCCTTCGAGACGCGGGAGGCGGATGACGGGCATCCGCACATCAGCGGGTACTTCGCCGTATTCGATTCCAATTACGAGATCGCGCCGGGCATGAGCGAAAGCATCGCGCCGGGCGCTTTTTCGCGGACACTTGGCAATGATATCCGCGCACTGACAAACCACAACACCACGCTCGTCCTGGGGCGCAACAAGGCGGGAACCTTGGAACTCCGGGAGGACTCGCACGGACTGTGGGGAGACGTGACCATCAATCCGAAAGATGGCGACGCCATGAACCTGTACGAGCGGGTGAAGCGGGGCGACGTGGATCAGTGCAGCTTCGGGTTTGAGATCGTCAGCGAGGAAACCGACTTCCGGGATGACGGCTCGATCCACTGGCGGATCACGGAGGTGAACCTCTACGAAGTGTCCGTATGTACGTTCCCGGCGTATGAGGCGACCAACGTCAGCGCCCGGGAGGCCCAGCGGGACGCGATGACCGCGCACCGGCTGGAGGACTGGAAAACCAAGATGAAAGGAGTGCTCACACATGGCACTTAAGGCCCTGCTGCTGAAGAAGCAGATCGACACCAAGAAGAAGGAGCTGGACGCCCTTCGCGCCAAGGAGAGCGAGTTCGCCACCCGCGAGGCCGAGCTGACCAAGGCCATCGACGAGGTGGAGAACGACGAGCAGCGCAGCGAGATCGAAGAACTGGTGAGCCAGTACGAGAACGAGCACGCGCAGTGGACTGATAATAAGTCTGATCTGGAGAAGCAGATCGGCGACCTGGAGGCCGAGCTGTCCGCCGAGGAAGCGGAGCAGGAGACGGAACCCAAGGAAGAGCACAAGGAAGAAAGAAAGGATGACACCACCATGATCAAGCGTGAAGTCGTGCCCGGCATGAGCATCCGGGACAAGCTGGCCACCTACGTCACCTGCGAGGACGTGAAGAGCTACCTGGGCGAGATCCGCACCTGCATCAAGGAAAAGCGGGCGCTCACCAACATCGGCCTGACCATCCCCGAGGTGTTGCTGGGCCTGCTGCGGGAGAACGTGATCAACTACTCCAAGCTGTACCGCCACGTCAGCGTGCGCCCGGTCGCCGGTACCGCCCGGCAGCTCATCATGGGCAATGTCCCCGAAGCCGTGTGGACGGACTGCTGCGCCAACCTCAACGAGCTGAGCCTGGGCTTCAACGACCTGGAGATGGACTGCTGGAAGGTGGGCGGTTACTTCGCCGTGTGCAACGCAAACCTGGAGGACAGCGACCTCGACCTGGCCGCCGAGCTGATGACCGCGCTGGGCCAGGCGATCGGCGTGGCTCTGGACAAGGCCATCCTGTATGGCCGCAACGCCAGCGGCACCCAGAAGATGCCTCAGGGCATCGTGAGCCGCCTCGTGCAGACCGAAGCGCCCACCGGCTATCCTGCCACCGCGCGTACGTGGGTTGACCTGCACACCACCAACATCATCAGCATCCCCGCCAGCGCCACCGACGCGGCCCTGTTCAAGGCCATTGTGACCGCCAGCGGCGCGGCCAAGGGCAAGTATGCACGGGGCGAGAAGGTCTGGGTCATGAACGAGACCACCTACACCGCCCTGATCGCCAACGCCCTGACCATCGACGCTGGCGGCGCGATCGTGGCCGGTGTCAACGCCACCATGCCCGTGGTGGGCGGCATCATCGAGGTGCTGAGCTTCATCCCCGACAACGTGATCATCGGCGGCTACTTCGACCTGTACACCCTGGCCGAGCGTGCCGGTACGCAGTTCGCCACCTCCGAGCATGTGCGCTTCCTGCAGGATCAGACGGTGTTCAAGGGCACGGCCCGGTACGACGGCGCTCCCGCCATCGCCGAAGCCTTCGTGGCGATCGGCCTCAACGGCGTGACGCCTAACGCCACCATGACATTCGCCAGCGACACCGCCAACACCTGATGATCACGGTGCGTACCTTCGCGGAGGGCGCGACCATCTACCACCAGGGCGAAGCGTATCCCCGGGAGGGCATCAAGCCCTCCGGGGATCACATCGAGGCGCTGGTCAAGGATGGCCTGATCCGCGAGGATGAGGAGAAACCGAAAAAGACCCGGAAAAAGTGAGGTGATACCATGGCAGTCAACACGGACACCGCGCTGGCCATGGTGAAAACGCGGCTCAACCGATTGCCGACGGACACCACGCTGGACACGTACCTGACGGCGAGGATCAACGCGGCGATCGGGGAGATCGAGGCCACGGGCATCGTGCTGACGGACAGCATGGCCGACCTGATGCTGGTGGTGGACTACGCGGTATACCAGTACCAAAACCGCGACAAAAACACCGGCATGCCGGACTGGCTGCGGCTGCGGAGGCGCGAGCGCTGGGTGCAGCAGGGGGTGAGCGAGTGATCCTGGACAAGGGCATCGCCACCATCTACCACAAGCAGAACACCGCAGAGCCTGGCGGGAAACCGACGTTTGAGAACGTCGCTTTCTGGCAGAGCTGGTACGGCGAATTGAGTTTTGAAACCTCGCCCAGCAGGCCCACGGAGAGCCGCGAGGAGATCCGCAACGACGCGCGGGTGCGAATCCTGCAAAACCGCACCATCAACAACCATGATCGGGTGGAGCTGGCCGAAACGACCGGCTCCATCCTCGTATATGAGGTGACAAGGGCCTGGCATGGGATGGATGAGGAGAGCGGGGAGCAGATCACCGACCTGACCCTGGAGGTGATCGAGCCATGACGATCAGCGAGATCAAGGCGCTGGTGGTGGGCGTCGATCCCAACGCGGGGCACTATGACAGCGCATACCGGGGATCGAGCGCGTACACCGTATGGCGCGAGGTAAGGGCGCTCGATACGATGGCGGACGATCTGCACCAGGGCGGGTGGATGTTTCAGATCGACCGGTTCACCAAAGTGGAGGACGATGAGATCGCGGACGCGATCCGGGCGGCCCTGGACGCAGACCCGAGAGTGGCGTACCAGCACCTGGTGGACTATGAGGTGGACGAGGGATACATCCACCACATCTACGACTGCGAGGGATACTGATGGCGCGATTCGACACCAGCGGGCTGGACGATGTGATGCGCGAGATGACCCGGATGGGAGAGCAGACCGGGGACGTGGCGCAGGCCATGATCCAGACCGGCGCGTATTACGTGCGCGAGGCGTGGAGACGGGCGGCGGATGAGATGGATCACCGGGTGACCGGGGATATGATCGAGTCGATCGGATACGCCAGGTATCCGTCCTCCTTCGGCGAGGCGCTGTACATCGACATCTACCCGCAGGGAAAAGACCGCAAGGGCGTGCGGAACGCGGAAAAGGCGTTCATCCTGCATTATGGATCGAGCAAACTGCAGGGAAGCCGCTGGGTTGATCTGGCGGACGAATACAGCGAAGAAACCGCGATTCCGGCTATGCGGCAGGTGTGGGAGAAGTACATCGAGACCGGCACCGTGCCGGAGGCCCCGACGGTCGGCGGAAACAATGGCATCCTGGGGATGCTGAGTAACATGTGAGAGGAGACTGAAACATGGCATTTGTAGGCATGCTTCACCCGGTGGCGGCGACCATCGCCACCGAGGTCGAGGGCGCGGCCCTCACGTACAACGCGGGCCAGGTGGTGGGCAAGGCGATCAGCGCCACCATCAACTGGACTAGAAATGATAACCCTCTGTACGCGGATGACGCGATTGCGGAGGAGGACAACGGAATCACCGGCGGCTCCATCGAGCTGAACACCGACGACATCCTGGAGGCGGCCCGGGTGTATATGCTGGGCCTGCAGCAGGTGACCGTGGGCCAGAACACAGAGTACGAGCAGACCGAGCAGAGCGCTCCTTACTGCGGCTTCGGCTACATCCGGGTGCGCCGGAAGAACGGCGCGACGAGCTACCAGGCGAACTGGTTCCACAAGGTGATCTTCGGCGAGAGCACCGAGAACGCCCAGACCAAGGGCGAGAGCATCGAGTGGCAGACCCCGACCTTCACCGGGCGGATCATGGGCGTACGCAATGACGAGAGCGGCGTGGCGAAGTACCGCAGGATCGCGGTGTTCGACACCCTGGAGGCGGCGCTGACCTGGCTGAACGGCAAGGCGGGCATCACCTGATGACAAAGGAGGCATACCATGTTGAGTATCGGGGGACGTGACTGGGAGCTGGTATTCAACCTCGACGCCATCGACCAGATGGAGAAAAGGCTCAAGACCAAGCTGGACAGCAAAAGCATCACCGAGACGATGGGCGACCGGCAAAAGCTGGTCGCCCTGCTGTACGTGCTGGCGGAGCAGGGCGAGGCCCTCGCGGGCAGGGAGATCGACGTGGACGAGCGCTGGTTCGCCCGGCGGATCACCCTGGGCAAGCTGCCGCAGGTGCAGACCGAGATCCTCACCGCCATCAGCGAAGGAATGAAGATGGAGACCGAGGAACCCAACGAGGACGAGGAAGTGGACGTCGTGCTCGATGAGATTAAAAAAAAAGAGACGCCGGAGGGTTGAGCTATCGGATGATAGTCTCTTTCGGCCTGATTGCCGGGCTGAAGCTCCCCGAGATGGGAAAGCTGACGCCCGGCTTCGTTTGTGATCTGTACATCTACCGGCAGCGGTACGATGACCAGGAGCATGGGATCAAGCGCACCAGGCGGCCACGGTGCGAGGACTGACGAGAGGGTGGACACATGGCGCGGAAGAACGAGATGAAAGCCAGGCTCGTGCTGGAAGGCGAGCAGAAATACAATAAGGCGTTGAAAGACGCGGCGAACGCCGTAAAGACACTCAACTCCGAGCAGAAGCTGGCGGAGGCGCAGTTCAAGGCAACCGGTGACGCGGAGGAATACCAGGCGAAAAAGACGGAGATCCTGCGCAAGCAGATTGCAGAGCAGGAGAAGGCCGTCGAGGCCGCCGAGAAGGCTGTAAAGGATTTGACGGAGCTGGGCGTAAAGCCGAACAGCCAGCAGATGCAGACCTGGCAGCGGAAGCTGGCGGACGCGAAGACACGGCTCCAGAATATGCAGAACGAGCTGACCGACACGGAGGCGGGGCTTGACTCGCAGGGCCGGAAGTTCGAGGAGACCGGACGCGCAGCCGGTGAATACCGGGAGCAGATCGATGAAGCGGCGAAGGGAATCGACTTCCAGAACACCATTGCCGCCATCGATAATGTGCGGGAGCACATCGCGGGCGTGATCAAGGCCACGGCCAGGGCAGCCAAGGCCATGTGGGACTGGGAAGTGGACGCGGGCAAGTGGGCCGACGATCTGACCACGGCTGCATCGCAGGCTGGCATCGATGTGGAGACATATCAGAGCTGGCAGTACGCCTCCCGGTTCATCGACACCGACGTGGAGTCGATCATCCGCTCGCAGGACAAGCTGGTCAAGGGCATGCAATCCTCCAACAAGGACGTGGGCGAGGCGTTTCGCATGCTGGGCGTATCGATGTACAACAGCGGACTGCAGCCCACCATGCGCGACTCCATAGACGTGTTCTGGGACGTGATCGACGCGCTGCGGGAGATGGGTGACACCACTGAGGCGGAGCTGATATCCCAGACGCTGCTGGGCCGGAGTTACCGTGAGCTGAAGCCGCTGATCGAAGCGGGATCTGATGCCTACCTGGCGATGGCGGAGGAGGGCCGCGAGGTCGGCGTCGTGAGCGCCGAGAACGTGGAAGCGCTGGGGGCGATGGATGACGCATATCAGCGACTCACGGCAACCTTGGACAAGACCAAGTATTCGCTGCTGGCGGAGCTTGCCCCGACTTTTGAGACGGTGGCGGACGCGATGGCGACCGCCGTGGACGCGTTCAATGAATTTTTGCAGACCGAGGAAGGGCAGGCGGCGCTCCAGGGACTCAATGACGCGCTGTCCGGGATCATCGATAGCCTTGTGGGGGAAAACGGCGAAGGGTTCACAAAAATAGTCGAACGTGCAAAAAATGCGATCAACCTACTGACCGCCGGGCTTAAGTGGATCGGAGACAATGGCGAATGGGTGGCCGGAGCGTTTAAGACGCTGGGGCTGGCGTGGGCTGGCCTGACCATCTCCAAGAATGTGCTGATGTTCCTCCAGTTGATGAAGGCGATCCCGTGGCACAGCGTGGGCAGCGCTGCCGGGAAGATCGCGGGAGCATCCGGCGGAGGAGGATCTGCGGCGGGCCAAGCGGCGGCTACGGCAAAACCCGGACTCCTGCGCAGGGTGCTGGGCGGCGCTGCGGATGGCGCTTTTGCGCTGGCGGACGCGGCTCCATTCCTGGGGCCGGTTGCCGGTGTGGCGGCAGGCGCGGCGATATTCAACGCGGCAGACCGGGCCTATACGGAGCAGAAGTTCGGCGGGTACAACGCGATGGAGAGCGAGATCCCGCAGATCGTGCAGGCGGCTGGTGACAGCGTATACGCCACCATCCTTGACAAGCTGCACGCGGCCCTCGACACATATGAGGAGGATCTGACCTACGGCGACGTGGTGGACGTATTCAGCGAGTACGCGGATCAGATCGCGCAGGTGCTGGGTGACACCTTCGACCTGTCCACGGCCATGGACGAGTATAACGGCATCAAGTGGATCGAGGCGGGCGCGGATCTGGCCACGCGACTGGCGGAGGGCATCGAATCCGGCAGCCTGCCCGCAGAGACATCCGCCCAGACGATGGGCGCGAACGTGGCCACCAGCGTGGCGAACGGCATCGAGGCCAACATCTGGCGGGTGCGTAACGC